AATAGACATCAATATAAAATGTTTGTCATCACTACCAAGATCTGATTTAACATCGTTAACATAGGTGGGGATTTTATCATCGATTCTTTGTTGCTGTACTTGGCTACGGAGTTCCTTATTTTCACTAATCAATGAATTAATTTGTTTTACGTTGTTTTCGATTATTGCGTTTTTTCTATTAAGATCCTGAGTATAATGCTCTAACTGTAGAGTTAATATGCTGTTTCGTTCTTCTAATTGTATTATATGTTCTACATAATTATTAGGTTCAAGTGATTTTACATTTTTTCTTTTATTGGCTTTATTTTCATTTATATTGGGTTCTTCATCCATCGGTGGCCTAGTTATGTATTTTTCAATTAGCGCTAGGTTATTATGAGCTTCAGAAAGCTCTCCTGCTTCTATTAAGTCTTTTATATGAGAGTAGAAGTGTTTTGCTATATTTTCAGACTGTGAATCAAGAAATTCTAATAGGTGTTTTTTTATTTCGCTATCTTTATTGGTTGGTTCAGTCATGATGTTTCTCTTTATACATTTTTAGTAAAAACTCTTTTACATTTTGCCAAAACGATAATGTCAGTAAGTAAGCATTCAAAACTTGCGTTAGTGCCTACAACTTTAACCATACCAACGGGTATGCGAGTCAAATCTTTGATACTTATTTTCCCTTCAATATTCACAAGCCACTTGCCATCAGTAACTTCATTAAATTTTGATTCTACAATATATATTTCCTCATCAATGAATACTGCTAAAGGTTGCAGAAAGGTTCCTTCTAACAACTTAGAGTCAAAAGTCAAGAAGGTTTCTTGAGCAAGAGATCCATAAATTATTTTATGATATGGGATAGTGATAGTATCGTTTCGAGGCTTTTCAAACATTGCCCCGTTACCAGTGGTTAGCCATGTTAATGAAGCACCGGTTTCCAGTGAGCATTGAATAATCCAGTCAGCAGGAAAGGTATCTCTCATGTAACGATTGGCTAATGTACTTTTTGATACACCAATATGATCAGCTAAAGCTTGTCTTGTCTTAAATCCATAAGCCAAAACGATTCGCTCTATTGCTGCTTTTCCACCTTGGTTAATAGTAAAAGAGTTCTCATTTTGGATGTCTTGTTCTCTATTGAGATGTTGATGCTTGCTGTCACAATTGTTGTGACTTTTTTCTGCATTATTTGTAATGCTTCCCTTCTCGGTATCAGTGCCAAATGCCAACCACTCGACCGGCACTCCAGTCTCCATGCTACAGATAACAACCCAATCAGCAGGGAAAGTGTCACGGGCATACCTGTTCGCCATTGTACTTTGCGATATACCTAGGTGATTACAGAATGCTTGTCGGGAAGAAAAACCATAGGCTTTCAGTATCCGATCTATAACCGATTGCCCTCCGCGATTCTGCATGATTAAGGATTTCTTTTTTTCGTCCACATGGCGAAATGTGATTTCATGTGTTGACATAACCGATTTGTGATCCTATTCTCCGAAATGTGAAGTTAAAGCCACGATTAAAACTGACTCACCACAAGCCAATAGGAGATGTTGCATCATGACCCCTAACATTTCAATAACCCTGAATACGCCACATGTCACAATTGAGCGTTATAGCGAACTTACTGGTCTTTCAATCGACACAATTAACGATATGCTGGCTGACGGTCGCATCCCTCGGCATCGCCTTCGGAAAGACAAGAAAAGAGAAAAGGTAATGATCAACCTTGCTGCTCTTACCGTTGATGCACTTACTGATTGCAATGTTGTATTCAACTAGTTCCATTTTGGGATACATCAGAGGTGTCGACCATGTTTGATTACCAAGTTTCCAAACATCCACATTTTGATGAAGCCTGTCGTGCATTCGCACTGCGCCACAATCTGGTGCAACTGGCAGAACGTGCAGGCATGAATGTGCAGATTCTGCGGAACAAACTGAACCCAGCTCAACCTCATTTATTAACCGCACCAGAAATTTGGTTGCTTACCGATCTGACTGAAGATTCAACGCTGGTAGATGGTTTTCTGGCACAGATTCATTGTCTGCCATGTGTTCCGATTAATGAGGTGGCAAAAGAGAAACTACCGCATTACGTCATGAGTGCAACCGCAGAGATCGGGCGTGTTGCTGCAGGTGCGGTATCTGGCGATGTAAAAACCAGTGCAGGTCGTCGTGATGCTATCAGCAGCATTAACTCTGTAACACGACTGATGGCGCTGGCTGCTGTTTCATTGCAAGCCCGTTTACAGGCTAATCCTGCGATGGCGAGTGCAGTTGATACCATGACTGGCCTTGGTGCTTCATTCGGTTTGCTGTGAGGTGTTTATGCTGACGAAAGAACCATCATTTGCATCGCTGCTGGTAAAACAAAGCCCGGCAATGCACTACGGTCACGGCTGGATCACGGGTGAGGATGGAAAACGCTGGCATCCATGTCATTCACAAGATGAATTGCTGTCTGAATTGACCACGAGGAAACGGAGAAAGTCCAAATGTATGCGGCAGAAAGTGAAGTGGTTTATCAGTTTCGTTACAGAGGGGAGAGTTATTCAGTACCTGAAGATGATTTGCTCTGTTGCTATCCGTCATTGTCGGGCGATGGCAGTTACTTTTTCACGTTAAAGGATGGGACGTTTTTACGGGGAGAGCAGGTTAAAGAGACGATACGAAAAAATGTATCTCCTCTTGAGCGTTACCGTAAGAACAAAGAACGATAGCTGCGTTTGGGGGATATGAAGTATGGCAATTAATGGCGCTGCAGCAACTGTTCCATTAAGCCCCGGTGAACGCCTGAATGGACTTAATCACATTGCGGAGTTAAGGGCGAAAGTTTTTGGCCTGAATATTGAGTCAGAGCTTGAGCGGTTTATTAAAGATATGCGTGATCCACGGGATATCAATAATGAACAAAATAAACGGGCACTGGCTGCCATATTCTTTATGGCAAAAATTCCAGCTGAACGTCATAGCATCAGCATTAATGAGCTGACCACTGACGAAAAGCGGGAGCTGATTAAAGCAATGAATCATTTTCGTGCAGTGGTGAGCTTATTTCCCAGACGGCTAACCATGCCGAATTAACCAACTAATGAAATTAATGGCGTAAACCCGCCGGGCATCCCTTTATCTAAATTCAGGAGAATTGATTATGCGTAATATTGAAACCCTCACGACTAAAACCGGACCGGATGACGCAGGGCTTAATATTTTACTGACAGAGGCTCGTCTGGAAGAACGCCGGGCAAGGGCTGAAGCAATGGCTGCTCGCCTTGATAGCCTGGCGTGTCATATCTCATCCCGCCAGCTAAACCACGTGGAAGCGGCAGAACTGCTGCGCGTGACTGCTGAAGCAATCCAGAACGAAGCGCAGGAGATCCACTAATGGCTGATGCAATGGATCTCGTACAGCAGCGCGTTGAAGAAGAACGCCAGCGCCATATCCGTGCAGCCCGTGCCAAATCACCGGGCGTGTCACGCGTACTTTGCATTGAATGTGAAGCGCCAATTCCGCCAGCACGACGCCGCGCCATTCCGGGAGTGCAGCTTTGCATTACCTGTCAGGAAATCGCAGAACTGAAAGGCAAACATTACAACGGAGGTGCTGTATGAGCACCATCCTGAAATGGGCGGGAAATAAAACCGCCATTATGCCAGAACTGAAAAAATACCTTCCTGCTGGCCCGCGACTGGTTGAACCTTTCGCGGGTTCCTGTGCTGTGATGATGGAAACGGATTATCCCAGCTATCTGGTTGCGGATATTAATCCTGATTTAATCAACCTCTATAAAAAGGTTGCCGCTGATTGTGAATCGTTTATATCTCGCGCCAGAGTTTTATTTGAGATCGCAAACAGGGAGGTGGCTTATTACAACATAAGGCAGGAGTTTAACTGCTCAACTGAAATTACTGATTTCATGAAAGCGGTATATTTCCTGTATCTCAATCGTCACGGTTACCGTGGTTTATGTCGCTATAACAAGAGCGGGCATTTCAACATTCCCTACGGTAATTATAAAAATCCGTATTTCCCTGAAAAAGAACTTCGCACATTTGCAGAAAAAGCCCAGCGAGCGACGTTTATCTGCGCCAGCTTTGATGAAACGCTGGCGATGTTGAAGGCGGGAGATGTGGTGTATTGCGATCCGCCATATGACGGTACGTTTTCCGGCTATCACACTGATGGTTTCACTGAAGATGACCAGTATCACCTGGCATCCGTTCTTGAACATCGGTCATCAGAAGGACATCCGGTCATTGTTTCTAACAGTGACACATCCCTGATCCGTTCGCTGTATCGCAATTTTACTCACCACTATATCAAGGTAAAACGCAGCATCGGTGTGGCAGCTGGCGAGGGTAAATCAGCAACAGAAATCATTGCTGTTTCCGGGCCGCGCTGCTGGATGGGATTTGATTATTCGCGTGGCGTGGATAGTTCTGCCGTGTACGGAGTACGTGCATGAGTCATGCCGATATGAACAACTGCTGCGGCTTTAACGAGGCTGCCGCAGCATTCTCATGGAACAGCCCGAAAAAGGCCATTAACCCTTATCTGGACCCGGCGGAAGTTGCGCCGGTTTCTACGCTTTCAAACCTGATCACTCTGTACGCTGCCGATAACGAGCAGGAACAGTTGCGCCGCGAGGCACTGAGTGATCAGGTCTGGGAGCGTTATTTCTTTAATGAATCACGTGATCCTGTCCAGCGCGAAATGGAGCAGGATAAGCTCATTAGCCGGGCAAAGCTGGCGCATGAGCAGCAGCGTTTTAATTCAGACATGGTCATTCTGGCGGACGTCAACGCCCAGCCTTCCCATATCAGCAAGCCGCTGATGCAACGTATTGAATACTTCAGCAGCCTGGGCAGGCCAAAGGCTTATTCCCGCTATTTACGTGAGACGATTAAGCCATGTCTGGAACGACTGGAGCATGTACGCGACAGTCAGCTATCTGCATCTTTTCGCTTTATGGCAAGCCATGAAGGGCTGGACGGCCTGCTGATCCTGCCTGAAATGAGTCAGGATCAGGTGAAACGCCTTTCCACCCTGGTAGCTGCGCATATGAGTATGTGCCTTGATGCAGCTTGTGGTGATTTGTATGCCACCGATGACGTTAAGCCAGAAGAAATCCGCAAGACATGGGAAAAGGTGGCAGCGGAAACCCTGCGTCTGGATGTCATCCCACCTGCGTTTGAGCAACTCCGTCGGAAAAGAAACCGCCGTAAACCCGTGCCCTATGAACTCATTCCGGGTTCGCTGGCGCGTATGTTGTGCGCCGACTGGTGGTATCGGAAATTATGGAAGATGCGTTGCGAATGGCGGGAAGAGCAGTTGCGCGCTGTTTGCCTGGTCAGCAAAAAAGCATCTCCTTATGTCAGCTATGAAGCCGTGATGCATAAACGTGAGCAGCGTCGTAAGTCGCTGGAGTTTTTCCGTTCTCATGAACTGGTGAACGAAGACGGCGACACGCTGGACATGGAGGATGTGGTAAACGCCAGCAGCAGCAACCCTGCGCATCGCCGCAATGAGATGATGGCCTGTGTTAAAGGTCTGGAGCTTATCGCGGAAATGCGCGGTGACTGCGCCGTTTTCTACACTATCACCTGTCCGTCGCGTTTCCATTCCACGCTAAATAACGGCAGACCAAACCCGACCTGGACAAACGCGACGGTAAGACAAAGCAGCGATTATCTGGTCGGTATGTTTGCTGCATTTCGTAAGGCGATGCACAAAGCCGGGTTGCGCTGGTATGGCGTGCGGGTGGCTGAGCCGCATCATGATGGCACAGTTCACTGGCACCTGTTGTGTTTCATGCGCAAAAAAGACCGCCGTGCCATCACTGCATTACTGCGTAAGTTTGCCATCCGTGAAGACCGCGAGGAGCTGGGCAATAACACTGGGCCGCGCTTTAAGTCTGAGTTGATTAACCCGCGCAAAGGAACGCCGACAAGCTACATCGCGAAATATATCAGTAAGAACATTGACGGTCGTGGTCTGGCTGGCGAGATCAGCAAGGAAACGGGTAAATCTCTGCGTGATAACGCTGAATACGTGAATGCCTGGGCGTCTCTGCATCGTGTTCAGCAATTCCGCTTCTTTGGTATTCCGGGGCGTCAGGCTTACCGTGAACTTCGCTTGCTGGCTGGTCAGGCGGCAAGGCAACAGGGTGACAAAAAAGCAGGTGCGCCGGTACTGGATAACCCGCGTCTTGATGCCATTCTGGCTGCTGCTGATGCTGGTTGTTTTGCCACCTACATCATGAAGCAGGGCGGCGTACTGGTTCCCCGTAAATATCACCTCATCAGAACCGCTTATGAAATCAACGAAGAGCCGACCGCCTATGGCGATCATGGCATTCGTATTTATGGCATCTGGTCACCCATTGCAGAGGGCAAGATCTGCACTCATGCAGTGAAGTGGAAAATGGTTCGTAAAGCCGTTGACGTTCAGGAGGCGGCAGCCGACCAGGGCGCTTGCGCCCCTTGGACTCGTGGCAATAACTGTCCCCCTGTTGAAAATCTGAACAAATCAGGGGGTGATTTACCCGATATTAAAACCATGGATGAGAAGGAGCTGCAGGAATATCTCCACAACATGGGCCAGAAGGAACGGCGGGAGCTGACAGCCAGGTTGAGACTGGTAAAACCGAAGCGGAAAAAAGCATACATACAGAGTATTTTGGAGCAGCAGCGCCTGCAGCTTGAGGCAGAACTGACAACCAGGGGGTTTGAAGGTAGTGCATCTGAGATTGATTTGCTTCTGCGTGGCGGCAGCATTCCATCCGGTGCCGGTTTACGTATTTTTTACCGTAACCAGAGGCTGCAGGAAGATGACAAATGGCGTCAATGGTACTAAGGCTGCTGTTTAACATTTTGTGCTTTATTGACCGACATCAGTACATCCAATTAACTGACAAAAAACAGTTTTACATTTTTCTGTTCCTATTATACTGTTTATATAAACAGTGGGTGTATATACAGTTTTTGTGTATCCGTGTAATGATAGGAGGGAAGATGCAGGACTATCTTTTGGAGTCATTGAAGCTTCAGCGTATTGATTTTTTTATCAAGCTTGTAGCGGCTAGTGAGTGCAGCGACGAAGAAAAGCGGCTGGCTATCCAGTGGGTGTCCGAACTGACAGACGAGCTGATGGCGAAAATTCGCAGCCATGAATACAGCCGGTCAACGGAAGTTTCCAGTTAAAGGGAGTCTGTATGTGCATTGAAATAATGATCGATAAAAGCTAGAAGATTAGCTTGATGGAAATGAACTCTATTGAATCAGATCGTTACTATAATTTGTGCTTTCTATATCCCCAAGCAGCAATCTGTAGCCTCATGGGCGGTAGCTATGGTATTGAGCTTTTTTACATCAAGTGTTTATATAACAGTTCTCATAGAGATAAGGTTCCTTCTCTAAAGGAACAGTGTAATTGTTACATGAGACTATAAGGCAAATGAAGTTACTACTTCAGTTTAAATATGTGATGTCAGTCAACATGTGATTGCGCGTTTGATTTGTAACTTATTGTTTTGTAAAATCTTTAATTTTCACACTGTATGAAATAACATGTTGACTTTTTGTTTTTATGGGTCTAGTCTCAAGGTGCCTTTTTATTTTGATATTGACATGTGACTTTTATTAAATTACCAGACGCTATATTATAGGCAC